CTGGAATTGTTCTGATGTTACATATTTATATCCCATGTATCCTCCACCGATAACAGAAGTTACCATTAGAAATGAGAGAATACTTAAAACGTTAGCAATTTTTTGAAACATGATTAAAGATGCATTAGTAAAGGCTTTAGCACCTATTTCTTTGCTGGTGCTTTTTCTGATTGTTGGCCTAGCTCCACTGTACCTGATGGCTGGTCTACTTGTTCGGACTTCAACAAGTTCTCCCCAAACTGAATACCGCCCTCAATCATCGAAATAACTTTACTTTCTTGCTCAACAACAGCCTGTGCTTGTGTAAGTCTTTCTTTGTGAGTTTTTAATTCCTCTTTCCATTGAAGGACTTGTTTTTCAGTAATAGCTGACATTTTTTAATAATAGTTATTTATAAAATAGCATAATAATAAAACCTAGCCATAGTTTATAGTTTGACCATTTGTTACTATATTTTGTTGAATCCACCCAGTAATAATATATTTAGTTTGTTTTGGAGGATAACCTTGATGAATATAAGTCCAAGATGATGGAAACAAAAGAAGCCTCCCTTGTTTTGGTGCGACTTGATTACCGTTATAAAATTGTGTCCAACCTTCATCTACAGTATTTAAATACCAAATAAAAGTTAAATACCTTGGACCGTCCTCGTTATTCATTCCTTTAGTACAAAAGTCATCATGCCAAGAATATCCTTTACCGACGGATGTTTTTTGTATTTGATAACCGCTATCAAAGACATGATGCTGGTCTCCGTCATTCACAAAAATTGAAATTCCAAAATTTGATAATTTAGAATTAAAAAGGGGTAAATTTAATTTTGCGTTTAAAGATTGAATATATTCTTGAATTGCTTGATATAAAGTTTGTTCTAAAATGCTATCTTCATATTTCCATTCCTCTTTATCACTTATAAATAAATCAAGACTTTCTTTAATTTGAGTATTAACTTTGTATCCAGCCCGACCTTGCAATTTATCTGGCGAATCTGATGCCTCAAATTTTTTAATAGTATCACGACAAAAACCTTCAGATAAAACATTATCTTTTGTCCAAATAAAAGGGTCAGTAATTAAAGAAGTTTCTTTAAACTGGTTCTGTAGGCCAAGTTGGGTTTGCATAATTTGATTCGGTTGAAGGTAAATCCCTTAACTTTTGGCGATATGTAGCCCATTCTGCCTTTTTTAAATCAGTTATAGGTGCATCAGATAGTTGAGTCCAATCTGAATTTCCTAATTTACCGTCTCTAACTGACCTCATTTCGTTTATTTCACTCATCGTAAAACCTTTCAACAAAGATTCTTCAGTATTTGGTAAAGCTGTATCAAAATCTGTAACTGCTTGTGAATAAATACCAATTTCACTTATAGCTGCATTTGGTTTTCCATCATTATATTCAACTTCTCCTGTAGAGGTTTCGCTATCCCAATTTACAGCCCATATATCTGAAGGCAACCATGAAGACATATCCACTTCTGGAACACAAACCCCATCTTTCATAATTGATTTATCTTCAGCAATTATTGTCAATTTCATAAATTTTCCTCCAATAAATTTGTAATATTTATATTTTCTATTTTAGGTCTTTCTGGTGCTGCTGGCATATCCATTCTTTGTACCATTTCATTTCTAAATGATTCAACTGCTGCTCCACTCATTCTAGTATTTTGGCTGTTTTCTATAGCTAACATTGGAAGCCATGCAACTGCACAAGCCCATTCTTCTACATCTTGTCCATTCTGCGGATTAACTCCTTGTACTTTTGTAAACCATGCACATTGAAGTCCAATACACGTTTTACCCATTAAAGGACAATGATCTCCACTTTCGACTTTAATAGTCATCTAGTTTTTACTTGCAATAATAACGTCTAAATATTGAACTGCCAAGTTTATAGCAGTACCAGAAAAACTGTGATTGTGTGCTGAACCTGAGAATGAGTGATTGTGAGAACCACCCCCACCTGTATTGAAAGTACTAATTCCTGTACTGTTGTTATTACAACCAAATGTACCAACTGCACCTGTTTGAGAAATATTAGGGCCACAACCAAGGCCGGCATTTTTTTGCTGCATACCGTGACTGTGAGATGGAATTTGTGACGTTGACAAAGTATGATTTCCAACTGAACCACCAGCAGATGTGTTAGCAACAGAACCAGATACAGATTTACTTGCAAAAGCTGTTGTAAAAGCAACAGAACCACCTGACCCAGCCGATCCAGATACAACTCTTAAGGCTCTATTATTTGTGTCGCTAGTGTCTTTAGTCCAACCAGTAGGTGCTGATGTTTGTTGGAACAACATACGAGTACCAGAAGCGAAAGCAGCAACCCCAGTTAGGTTTGAACCATCAATAGCTGGTAATGTACCTGTCAAATTAGCTGCGTTTCTATAGTATGAGCCTTCCTGACCATCTAATAAATCACTATCTAGCCCCGAACCAGAGCCGTCATTGTTTTCGTGCCAAACTCTATATTTATTTGCACCCATTGACCAACCACCAACGGCTAAGTCATTAATATCAGCATCTATTCCAAAATAAAAAGCAAAATCACCTCCAGTATGAAACGCCATAAACGCGTCATTACCAGCACCTAGGTTATATATTTCTAAAGCACCTTGAGAGGAAGTAGATGTTGCTATTGTATCCTGATTGTTTGTAGCACAATTTTTAAATTGAATCCTATGGGTACAAATATCACTAACGTCTGACCTTAAGAAACTAGCTGAAGAAATACCATCTAAGGTATCAGCATCCAATCCACTACCAGCACCGTCATTACCAGCGTGCCAGATTTTATTCCCATCTATTTGTAATTCTGTATCGCTTACAGCAGTTAATCTTGGAGTAAAGTCATCTCCACTGTCATTGTCAGCAGTATGAAAATCAATATATTTACCGACTTCCATGACACCATCTGTTCTTACAGAAGGGATTATCCCCCAATTATTGTTAGTAGAATGTGTTTGGAATCCATCTAAAGTATCAGCATCTAATCCACTTCCAGCACCATCAACAGTTTTTATAAGTGTAAGCAATGTTGATGCTGAAAGTCTTGCCTGTGGAACTGTGCCAGAAGAAATATTAGATGCGTTTAAGTTTGAGTTTTGCGTTACAACTTCATGGCCGTCATAAGTTAAAGCTGCTGAAGCACCATCACAACCTAATTTTTTTGTTTGTGAACCAAAAGCAATAAAACCTTTATTACTATCTTGATTACCTTTTACTCTAAAAGCATTTGCAGCGTTATAATCTTCAAGCCATACATCATCTCCGATTCTAAACTGATCTGAAAAATACACATTTCCACTAATAGTTAAATCGCCAGTGAATGTATCATTTGCATCTGACCTTAAGAAACTTGCTGAAGAAATGCCATCTAAAGTGTCAGCATCTAGTCCTGACCCTGCTCCATCTACAGTCTTAATAAGTGTAAGAATTTCGCTTGCTGTTTGATCTGCTGTAGCTGACGCTTCAATCCCATCAAGTTTTGTGCCATCAACAGATAAGTCTCTACCATCTACTGTCTGACTTCCAGAAAAAGTAACATTACCTGTAAACTGACCACCAGCCAAAGGCATTTTTGTGGCAAGACTATTTGTAACTGTTGTACTGAACGCAGCATCATCATTCATAGCTGCTGCAAGCTCATTTAAAGTATCTAAAGCTGCTGGCGCACCATTTATCAGATTACTAACTGCTGTCGTAACGTAAGCGGTTGTCGCCACCTTAGTCGTGTTATCTGACGCTCCCTGAGTCGTTGCTGTTACTCCGTTAGTCAAGACACCAGAACTAGAAGTCAAGCCACCAAACAAGGTATTTCTTGCAGCGATATCGACCCCATCTACTGTTCCTGTAACTGTGATGTTTCCAGTAACATCTAACCCTGCACCAACGTCTAAGTTGAAAGGAAAATTTGCCTGTCCATTATCAGCATCAACAGAAAATAAAATTGTCGTATCAGTAGCTCTTTCGTATGCAAGAGTGTTAGGTCCTGTCCTATATATAAAATTTATAGAATCAGCGTCAACAGTTCCGCTAGAGTCACTTGTAAATTGTATAAAATTAGGACCAGAACCTTGAACTTTTATTATTGGATTAGTAGCATCAGAATTTGCAACTATTGTTCCGCTAAAACTATCATCTGCGTCTGATCTTAAAAAACTTCCAGAACCAACACCATCTAATAAATCAGCATCAAGGCCACTACCTCCTCCATCAACTGTTTTTATTAAAGTTAAAATCTCACTTGCTGTCTGGTCTGCTGTTGCACCATTTTCTACGTTTAATATTGATCTTGCTTCTGTTGCTGTTAAATGTTGAGGATCTCCAGTACCACTAGCCTGACGACCCAAAATTCTTTGGGTTGCCATATTTGCCATTTTTGCTGTGCTTACTACATCATTATCTATAGTAAAAGTTGCACCGCTATTGCTGACAGTTATATCTCCTTTATCTCCATCACTAACTCCAGCAGAAGCACCTATTTCTGATATATTGCCATCATCTTTTTTGGTAAATAATTGACCCGAATCAGTCCTTAAAGCAACTTCTCCAACTACTAAATCACTAGAACTTGGGTCGCTTCCAGAACCTCTTTTTAGTTTAATCTCGTTAGCCATGAGCTATAACCTCCTAGCTTTAGTAAGTCCCACCGTCTATGTTAAAACTTGATACACTTCCGTTTTCAAGAAAAGTAACAAGGTCAGATAATGCAACTTGAACCATTGTTCCATTGTCATTACAAACAAACCTGTCTGCTGCTGCAAGAGTTGTTGATGTCGCAGAGGTACTTCCGTCTGTACAAGTATTTAATTCATTAGTTGTTGAGTTTAGTCCATCTAATAAGTTTAATTCTGTTGCTGTAGAAGTAACACTTGTTAATTTGTTTACTGGTAAAGTTCCTGTTATAGAACTAGCAGCAAGATCAAGAGCTATCTCAGTAGATTCAATAACCAGTCCACCATTAGCTTTTAAGTCAACAGATATGGTATTACCTGATTTTTGTAATCCATCTGCTGTAGTTATTTGACCTGCTCCTGAGAATTGAGCAATCGTAAGGTTATTTGTTCCTACAACAGCAGAACCCGAATTTGATGTGCATACAAAACCATTATCCGCGTTTACTGTTCCTTGTTCTACAAAAGTAAAGAAGCCAGCAGCGTTAGAACCAGCAGCTAAGTCTGCTGCTCTAGCAGGTGACGATCCAACAACATAGATACCATTTTGAGATGCTGTAGATTGATTTTTTACAAGAACACGATCATTTGTTGAAAGGCTTACACCATCTAGAGTGTCTCCATTATTAAGAGCCGTAGATATTGTTATGTTTGCTGTTGTTGCTGCTACACATGAATCTTTAACATCAAGTCCTTGAGATGTAGCTTCTACAAAACCTTTAGTCGCTGCATCTTGTGTGTTTACTGGATCAGCTACGTTTGTTATATTCTGCGAGTTAAATGAAACTGAACCTGTTGGTGCAGTCATTTGGTCTAATCTATTTGTTCTTACACCTGCATCGAAATCACTTATCTTGGTATGTGCTAAAGATGGTACATCATCAGCTACCATCGCTCTAAATGTTGCAGCACCATTACTACCATTAGGTGCAGCTAGAAATGTATTTTGTGTTCTACTTGTAAATAAATCAGCAAAACTACCAGAACCACCAATAGCTTCAATAGTTGTAGCTGAACCTCCAGCACCCCCTGAGCCTATACCAATGAATAGTTTTTTATTACCTTCGGCAAAAGCTAATTCAGCATTTTCTAAAGTACCTGGTGCTGTTGATCCAGTTGATCTCTTAATTCTAATTGTGTTAGCCATCAGTAATTACCCCCATCGACTAAATTTTCCACAGTACGAGTAGCATCTGCTTTAAATGTACCACTAGATTGGTGAAAATACACTACCGAGTTATTCACTTTGGCAGAATCATTCATAATTGTTCCAGTGGTGCTAAAAGATTCACCTTGTGGGCCTTGAGTTATAACTTCGACTGTAGTTACATCAGATACCTGACTTACTACAACTTGGTTAGGATTGCTCATGCTGTGTAACCTTCACTTACAAATAGTTTACCCTCTAAATAATAGTTTTTGCTACCTGATCCATCTGTTAACAATACGTCATAAAACAAAATACTTGGACTAAAAGTGGCTGTAGAAGTATCTGTTAAATTCATATCAATAATTCCATTAGGTCTATCTGTATATGTTATTACCCAATCAGCATATTTTGTGGTTCGTGATTCATCATAAACTTGTGCAGCTACAGTATATCCAGTTAAATTTATTGCTGATCCAGTGGAATCTTTAAAAGTCAATTTTATAGGAAAGTCTGCTCTTCTCTCGACAGTAAAATTCTTTTTTCCAGGAATAATTGCCATTAGCTATATGGTGTTGATCCAAGTATATCAGTTTTCCATTGTGCTTTTAATTCATCGGCTGTTGTTGCTGCACTTATACCAGAATCAGCAGGGGCATCTCTTAATGCTTGTTTTTTAGCAACAATATCAGAAGTACTAGCTGAAGTTTCTAATGCCTTTTGAAAATCTACATCAAGTGATGTAAGTAATGGCTCTCTAGCTTCTCTTATATTTGCTTTATGTATTTCTCTAGCTTTTGCCATATCTATACCGAATCCCATAATTTACTCCGTAAAAGTCCAAGCATTTCTAAAGCTCCTATCACTAGGAACATCTGTTGCATCTATTATATATGATGTTTTTCCGTCAGGCACATCTTTTGCTTGTATTTCTTCTATTGTTAAACCACAATCATCTGATGGAATAACAACAGCAACTATGCCATTGTCTTGGATATATACGATTCTTTTATCAGAGTTTGCCATAAACTTATTCTAACTCTCAAATACAGTAAAGCACATAGTACTTTTATCTATTGTTGCAGCAGAACTATTAGGTTTAAATGTTCTTGTCTTAAAACTAGATGCGCTTATTGCAGCAGTAAGAATATAAGTTACACCATGACTATTGTGGCCGGAGTTATTTTGACTGGATATATGAGTAACAGAGTAATTTGAACTGCTCAGATTGCTAGTAAAATTAACTTGGTATCCACCTGTTTCATTATCAGTTATTGAACTTACATTAAATCCAGCACGAATAGCTACAGTTCCAGTTCCGTTAAAATTTACAAATGCTTTTACAGGCTTACTTCCAGCGAGTGATGCCATTTCGCTTGCAGTAAATGTATTGCCACCACTAGCATCTCTATAATTAGTTACCTTAACCTCTGTTGCATTTAATGTAGTTGCAGTTAAAGCTGTAAGTCCAGTTATTGATGCTGCTGCTCCTGCTCCAACATTAATCGTAGTATTTCCGACTACTACAGTTCCAGGCTGAAAACTTAAATTACCAGAGCCGTCATTCTGAAGAACTGTTCCATTTGCACCTTGCCCAGAAGGTAAAGTCAACGTATAACTTGTTCCTACTGTTGCATGAGATTTAAATGCAACATAATTAGAACTATCGTTATCTCCAAATCTAATTTCATTCTGTTGTCTTAGTGTAATTCCATTAGCATCAAATACCATTTGTTCTGTACCAGCAGAACTGAAGCCCATAATATTTGCAGACTTTCTAAATAAACCTAAATCTGTATCTGTATCAAATGATATAGCTGGAGCAGAAGCACTATTGGAATCGTCAGCAAGAAACTGACCTGTCATCGTTCCACCTGCCTTGGATAATAAACCTAAGTTTGGTTGATCTATATTTCCAATCGTTGTAAATGCACCATTGCTAGAATTTCTTATCTTTAATTCGTTTGACGTACTGTTTAAAAATGTCATTCCAGCTACGCATTTACTGGTAGCTAAATCTGAAGTCTCTGAATTATTTGATTGAATTGCAGCAAAAACAGCATTTAAATCAATCCGGACATTAGCTCCTGAGTTATCTTCAATATTGTAATTTGCAACACTAGACATAACTAATTACTTCTTTCCTCCATGTTACCCTCCTTTGCCGAAACCAACAGCACTGTAAGTAAAATTCCTATCAATACTAGCATTACTTGAGTTTTTAAAGTGAACTGTAAAGCCAGTTCCAGATATACTACTTAACTCAAAAAAATCTCCTGTTGCCATATTCTGTGGAGAGATATTAACAGAAGGTAAGAAATTATTTAAGTTGCCTAATCCAGACGTTCCAACAAAGAAAGGTGCTGTAAATGTAACAGTTTTTGCTGCTGCCCCAGATGCAATAACGGCAGACTGCTCAGTTCTTGATGGTAACGTAGCTGAATAACCTAATTGTTGTAAGTTAATATTTTGTGCAGTATCAGAAGTATTTAATGTTGCTCTAAATTGAAATCCTCTTCCTTTAAATGTTCCATTTGCAAAATCATTAAAATCAGAATAAGCACTCATATCGGTAGAAGTTCGTACAGCTAGTTTTGCGTTAGCGTCTGGTGCTTCTGTTCCGTCAAAGTTTACCCAAGTGTCTATATTATCTGTTCTATTATCAAACAAGTCTCCTGTATAAAATCCAACTCCTTGAAAATGCCTTTTTAAAACAAGTGAAAATGTACTACCAAGATCAAGAGTATCTACGAAATCATAAGTACCAGTTGCATTATTTACTGGATTTGTAAGAATCAATCCACCTTTAGCAACACTAAAAGTAACATTGGATTTTGTTCCGTTATACGGTGTGGCATCATTATCTTCTCTGTCAGTTTTGACAGTAATAGAATCCAAAATATCTACTAAAGATAAACTGACTTTTGCTACTGTTGTGCTGAAATTTCCCGTATCGTCCTGAAATTTAAGGAGATAAGTCCCTGGAAGTGCAGGGCAAATTGCTTCATTAGAGTTACCAGCTACAGCTTCAATAATATCCTGTGCAGTCTGGAATGTTGCACTTGCAGCAGCTAAATTAGAATGTCTTACATAAACTCGACCACCATGTAAAACATCAATAGAAGTTGATTGGTCAAATCTTAACCTTATAAATTGTTCATTAATAGGCTCAATAGTTAGGTTAGTAACATTATCTGGAGCACCTGATTTACCTATGGTTTGTATAGTACCAGTTAATGCAGTAGTTGATAATTTTCCCGAAGCATTATAAGCAGATACTTCAATATCAACACTTCCTTTCTTAGTATCCATGATTTCAAAATCATTACTAAAAACTTCTTGAGTTATAAAATTATCCGTATTACCAGCATCAGTTGTTATTCGATAATTTAATTGATAAGAAGATGCACCTTGAGGACTTTCATAAACAGTTCCATCATCAGCAAAAAATGTTTTTGTAGGTTCCTTCCAACTAACTATTAATTTACTTCTTGCTATTCCGTTAATTACAATACTTTTCTCTACACCTACTAAGTTACTAGGAGCATTTATAGGATTATTTAACAGAGAGACATTTCTTGTAGGTAATGCAGTTCCATCTTCAATAAACGCATATTTACCTTCGACATAAGTTAAAGCAGTAATAGCATAATTTATATCATCTTCTTCCGTAACTTGTATCACTCTAAATAATTGAGTTGAAAGTGTTGTACTCGATATTAAGTAAGGAGAATTTGTATTTGGTACTGCGGAGAAAACAGAACCTACTGTTATCACTGCCCCTGATATTCCAGTAATAGATCTAGATTCAACCGTTCCATCAGGCAAAATAACACTGATTGTTGGAGAGTCAGTTAAAGAAGGTAATGTAGTTTGTGCTTCTGCGTCTATTGTTATAGCTGAAGTTGTTGCTGATACAACACGGCCACCTCTTCTAGCTCCTGATCTTACTGGATCGTTTATTTCAATAACAGCACCAGGTCTTACTAACATTCCAGAATCTATAGAAGTTGTAAAAGTAACTGTTTCACTTTCATTTTGCTCAGCAAAGAGTATTGCTCTTGCAAGTCTTTTCGCTTGATTACGGGAGGTACACGCAAATGCTTTTACTTGTTTTACTATTGTTCCTAACTTCGATATGGCTGTTGCATCTTCGTAAACTTCAAAATCTACTTCTCTAGAATCCATGTTGAAGTAGCTAACCGATATAACAGAATGACGCTGTTTTAAACTGCTACCTTGGTAATTAAAACCTGCTTCTCCTACATTGGCTAAACTAAATAAATAGCTTGCATTTGTTGGACTATCTTGTGAGATATTAATAGTTCCAGCAGACCATATCGGCATACATCTCATTACGCCCGATAGTTCATTTATCGCTGCAAATGCTTCTTTAGGACTTTGAATATTTACATTGCAACTAAATCTAGCTTCTTCGGTTCCTGAGTCAGAGCCATCATCAACTAATTCATTGGCATATTTAGAAGCTGCAAAAAAACTAAATAAATCAACATTAGAAAAAGTAGTTGAGTCGTTTGTTTGATCTGAAGCAATATGATCTCCAAGACCATAGCGTTTTGTAATTAATAGATCGAGAAGTATAAAAGAAGGACACGTTGTCCATACCGCAGCTTGCATCGTTCCATTAAATATATAACCAGTTGGATATTGTATTCTTCCTGTTTGTATATCAATAGTAGGAGTACCAGAACTATTAGCACCTGCACCTGGAATCCTTACTTTAATTCCTCTTATACGAAAAGTTCTAGCTGGAACTGAATTAAAGATTTTACTATCAAGACGTAATGCTGTATAAGCACTATTGGCATAAGTTGAATCATTATCTATAACTTCTTGTATAAAAGAAAACTTAAATTCATCTCTCAAAAATCCAGCAGGGTCAGCATCAGCCGTTACTCTTTCTACCTTTACATTGACAGGAAAATTACCATCTAATTCAATCCTATGATCTCTTGAATAAGAATCAGCAGTTCTTCCTACAACAGAAGTATTTATCTTTTCAACATAAGACCCACCACTATATTGAATAGAGATTTTGTATTGAACAGTCGATCCATGTATATTTCCTTCATCATCTGATCTTTGAATCTGTGCCCAAGTTAAAGTAGCTACTACAGCATCAACAGTAGAATCAGTTAATTGTTTTATTACAGGAGCAGAAGTAGTAACATCTGCGGTGCTTACTGCAACTGGTCTACGAGTTTCTGTTGGTATTCCTGTTAGTTTTGTTTGGTTGGCAGTACCAAAACGTGTTTTAAATGTAACATCTTGGAAATTAAAATCACCACTAGCAGGATTAGTATTACTAGCGTCTGCATTTAAAACAGGAGTATCGTTTAAAAATACATCTTTTAGAGCAGCATTATTATATGCAGTAGATGTTTTATCAGTTATTGCTGCTTTTGACGGAGATGAAAAACCTTCTATTTCTCCTTCAGAAATCAAATCTTGAACAGTAGCAAACTGTCTACTGTGTAAAGTATCTGGAGCACGAAATGGTTTAGGAGGGGGAGGAGGCCCACCAGCACCTCTAATAAGTTTACGTTTATCTGTCATGCTTCTACCTGATTAGTGTCAATCGCTGCACTTATTACAACACTTCCTGTCATAATTTCACCATATACTATTGGGACGGGAGTACCTGCCCTTGAAGTATTTTGAAGTCCACTAAAACTAAAAGATAATTGTGGATCTTGTTCTGAATTATAATCTTCTGGTTTAGGCAAAGGAAATAAAAGCTCAGACACTCCTTGTAATAATAAAGAAGCACCAAGATATACTGCTGATTTTGCTAAAACTACGCCTGTCGTCAATGTTTTAGCGGTCATAAAACCAGCAGGACCTAACAAAAAAGCACCTCCTATTAATGCAGCCCCTAATAATATTTTTCCAAGACCACCTCTACCAGCGCCAATTATAGCTGGAACAAAATGTATATCTTCTTGCCCTACAGGATAATGTATTTCGCTTTCGTCAATATCAAAATTTCCTACTTTTACTTGATAATATTTAGGACTCATATATTGCTCTAACTGAGGAAAATTATTTAATAAAAAACTTACAGCTTGTCCTACATTATTTACTTCAACATCAAACTCTTTATGTCCAACAAATTCAGCTAATTTGCCATACAGTTTTACTTTACGAAGCATACCGATACCTCTTTCCTGTACATTTTAACAACCATTCAGAGTAAGGCTCTCTACAAGATAGTCTATCTGTTAAATGATGAATAACATCACCATCAAAAAATAATGCTACATGATTTAAAGTTGGGTGCATTATAGACATTAACAAGACATCTCCATTTTGTAACTTCTCATCACTTCTAAGTTCTCTAAACCCAGTTCGCCAAGCACAGCTTTCAAATAATGGTTTTTCAAGAAATTCTTGCGGTGTTGTTGGTCTATCCCAATCTTTAAGCTTTATATTTTTTTCTTCGTTATACCAATCTCTTACTAAACTCCAACAATCTGTAATACCCCAAACCCATTGTCGACCTAATAATGGTGCTCTATACCCTGTAGGCTCAAGGTATGCCCATTGTTTTGTTGAAGGATTAACAATATACCAAGGTAATCCGCTATCTTCGCAACTAACTTTATCTGCCTGACTTGGAGTTGGAGGGTTAACAGGGTGACTATGAAATACAGCTACAATCTCACCTGTCTTATCTGCTTTTACATAATCTTCTGGGTCGAGAATAAAACATTGATGATCTGTTATCGCAAGATTACGACAAGGAAAATATCTTTGTTTACCTCTTACATTTAATACAAGTCCTACAGCTTCTTTAGGATTTTGGTCTTTCGCATGAACCAATGCGTCATCTTGCCAATTCATTGTGAAAACGTGCCAATGCCAGGAAACTCTGTACGAGTACATTGTCTTTTTGGTATTCGTACTCCTGCAAGATCAGTAGGTGCAGCAAGTTCAAATTCAACAACTTCTCTATTCTCTCCTGATTTACGATCTACTGAATAAATTTCTCTAGGAAATTCTGCGGTAGGATCAGCAGTTGGATTTTGTCCATCAGCAAAGTTAGCAGCATCAATAAATTTAGCTAATGTTCTTATTCTTGTAACTTTAGCTCCTGTTAAATCATTACCTGCTGTTGTTGCATTTACAGTTAACAATATTGATGAAATCAAACCTGTAGCATTACTGACTACTAATTTTGGTCTAGGTAACTGTCCTTTTTGAAAAGCAAAACCTGATGCTTGTATAGGAAATCTAAGATAATCAACTGTTTGCCATTTTATTTTGTTATTAGCATTTAAATTACTACCCGAATGAAAATAATAAGTAGTAGTCGCACCATGTAATGAATTGTCTAGTTGCAAAGTAAATAATTCAATAATTGCAGATGGATTTATTGATTGAACATCGCTAAAAGTACTACTGAACGAAACATACTGAACATCATTATCATAAACAGTTTCTCCTACTGTACTTGCCCAATTTGGTTCACTACTTCCCGTCGTACCTGCTGAAGTTACTCTAAAAAATAAACCATCTTTTCTTCTTGTTACTGTAGGAGCAATAACATCGTTAAGACTTAAACTCGCACTAGCAGACCAAACAGTTGTCATTAGGAAACGGGTTCAAATACTTGTCTAAACGTAGCTTGAATTGTAGCTCTATTGTTATATGGTATAGATTTGCTCCATCCTTCGCAAACAAATTCAGAAGATGAACTTTCTCCTGGAGGAGTAAATGTAAAGCTGTCAGAGTCGTTTGCACGGGCATCTAAGAAAGTTTCTATAGTATCTGAATCTGCCTCTGAAACATTAAAGGTAAAGTTAAATATTTTTGGATTCTGATGTTGTGCTAATCCAAATAAAATCCTGTGTTCATAACCATCAGCAAAACGAACTGTTCTAGTATTTGGTGCGGATCTTTTTTGTTGTCCGTATATAGGTTTTATTGAAGGAAATGTAGCCATTATGCAAGTAGTCCTCCTGGTCTTTGTTGCTGTATTAATTCAGATTGTACTGCAACAGATATAAGACGACCAAGCTCTCTACCTTGATCTTCGTCACCTTCAACAGAAGAACCAGAAGCATCTACGTTTACTACGATATTTGTTGAACCTCCACCGACACCAGCTAAATCATGGTTTGGAATTATATTGCCTGATTGATTTGGAACAAATAATTCTGGTCCACGTTCTCCAACAACATAAGGTTTTCTCATTCCTACAGGACCACCATTTGCTGCTAATTCTGGGATACTTCCAATTTCAGCACCTCTAAATACAGAAGTAGGATCTCCCAAGCTAAACATATTACTAAATAACCCTAAAAATGATTTTTGTACCTGTAAAGCCAGAAGTTGTGCAGCCGTATCTAAGAAATAATCAGCAATCCGATTTAACATACTTCTAAACGCATCAGAAACACTCATAGTTCCTTTGATAATTCCTTTAAATGAATCTTCAAAACCAAGTTTAATCTGTTTACTTAAATCTAATACCCCTCTCATTGGATTCATTAAATCTTCTAATTGTTGACTTACTGCATTAAATTCTGGTAAAAATCTCATCTTTTCAGCATTTTCATCAACAATTTTAAAAAATTCATTTATTTGTTGAGTTAATTCAGTAGTAGCTTGTTTATCTGCTTCTATTCCTGCTGCTCTTAATTCTTTTAATTTTTTAACTTTCGGCAAAAGCACATCAATTTGATCTGATGAAAGAGCAAAGTTTAAGAAACTTTCTTTTAATTTCTTTTCTCCACCAAGTAAATCAAGTTCATCTAAGAATCCCTTTTGTGAACGGATTCCTCCTGCTCCACTATAGAAAAACTCCATATTCTTAGGATTAAATTTTTCTATAAGTGTTCCCATCTCATCTCCACTTGCCTTTAAAGATTCTGTAAACAACTCAAATATTTTAGAGTTTTTCATTGCTTTAAAAATTATATTATTGTCTTCAATACTAAAACCTGGCTTTTTGGCTCGGTCTTTATTTATATTTTGTTGAGTTTTTAAAATTTTATTTAAAAATTCAAGTTCAACTTCACTAGCATCTTTTATCTTTAACTGGTTAATTAATTCATTAGCTGCTGTCTCTCCAATTAAATTTCTTGAAGCTAAAATACTTTTTGTTAAAGACTCTACATCTTTTAAATTCATAACTAAATCCATATTTTCTTTAGTACCAAACGCTTTTAAAAGTTGCTCAGAAGCACTTCCAAACCTTGTAGTTTCAAATTTTTGTAATTTTTCTAAAGCTTGTTCTGGACTTATTTTTAATTCTTTTGCTAATTCTTTTACTTTCTGCCTTGAAATAATAGATTCATTACCAGTAGCTCTAATAGCTCTATTCATCTCTTCAACATCTCTTCTAAATGCAACTACTTTTTGAGTTTGAGCAACTATAGCAGTAGCAAGAATAGAACCTGCAAAACCACCACCAGGAGCTAATGCACCTCCTATCGCTCCACCAGCACCACCAGCTATAGCTCCAGGAACTCCTGAACCAAATAAAAGTGGAAAACCACCACCAATCATCGCACTTTGAGCAGCACCTCTACCTCTTGCAGCAGCACCTCCACGCATTGCAAACATTCCTTGTTCGTTTGCATTTTTACCAATACCTAAATTATTAAAAAATGAACTACCTCTGCCACTTAATTTATCAAAATTAGAGGCTGCTGCTTGTTGAGTCAGCAATGTTGCCATCAAGCTAGTTTTTTTAGCAGTTGTATTTGTATTTCTTTCTAATCTTCTAAAATCAGCTTTTTCGTCAACTGATTTACTAAAACTAGCAAAACCAGAACCTTGCCTAGATGCTCTACTTGCTAAAACATTTTTTCCTTGAGTTGTTTCTAAAGGTCTTTGTTGTCTTAATCTATTTAATAATTTTTCTCGTTTTCTTAATTCGTTATTATATTTAGCTTCTACATTAACTAATTGTTTTGCTGCGTCATTATATCTTTTCGTACCAATAGCTGCTTTGTCAAAATTATTTTTAACTTGTTTTACTATTTTATTTAAAGTTTGAAAAGAATTAGGTAATGTTTTGCTTTGTTTATTAGCAAGTTTATTAAGGACAGTAAGTTCTTTAGAAGTATTACTTATCTCAGTTCTTAGCTTTTTTAATTGTTGCGAACCTTTTACAGCAACCGCAATATCAACGCTATAATCAGCCACTTGCTATAAAAACAAAAAACATTTCTTTTATATTACCTCTTTCTACCTTTGAAAGCACTACTTCGTTGTGCTTGTTCTTGTTGTTTTTTATATTCTTCATTTTCGATCTCTAAATATGCAACCCAACCTATCATTTCTTCAACAGTTAAGGTTTGACATAACTCAGCTACAGTTTTACGAAGTTTTTTCGCTAAGAAAAATAAAAACTGCCAATCACTATTAGCTTTTTAAATCGGCTTTAGCCTCTTTTACCTCCTTATCTGCTCCAGAAGTAAGCATTGCTAATTGTATTTGTTCAAGAATCGAAGCTTCTACTTCTCTTCTTAATGAAGCCTTATCTCCATCTTGAAAAAGCCTTGAACCTTCTTTATCTAAAGCCTTTTCAATCATTAATTGCAAAGCATAATCGGCATTATCATCAGTTCCAGTTTTCTTTTGTATAGATTCTCGCTCTGCAATAGTTAAAGGATTCCAATAGACAGAAAAGATAACTTCATCATTTTGTATTACATCATGTTTGTAAAGTTGAGAAACTCCAAACTTGTTCTTTAAAAGATCAACTGCTCTTGTCATAAATAATATAATGCTATTCTATTATACTACGCATTTGCTGAGAATTGACAAGATATTACACCAACAAAGTGACTTCTATCCTCTATTTCCAACATAGTTGGGCCATTTATATCTTG